GCTCGGGAGGTGAAGCTCGTGGCGCTCAGCATCACGCTCGTCGCAAAGGCTCCCGCCTCCATCACCGCTTCGCAGGCGTAAACCGCATCCCCAGAGGTGGCAAGCCGAATCCCACAAGTAACCGCACCAGCGCCGAGCGTCTTTGTAACTTCGCAGCGCGTCCACGTCGAAGAATTGATCGTCTGCGTGGCCCATGTCACTGCATCCGTCGAGATACCAACATTGCCGGTGCCGGTCTTGCGTTTGAGATACACCGAGAACGTGTTGGCAACCGCCGCCACCGTCACCGAGTTGGTAATCGTCGCGTTCGCGGCCGTGGCAGTCAAAGCCGTGCCGCGCATAAGACCGTCAACCGAGATAGTCTCGTGTGGGTTGACAATGCAGTTCGTTTTCACCCACTGCGCGTTGTGGAAACGGTCGCCATAGGTGAGTAATTGAGTCCGCGCCTCCTCAATCAGCAATCCATTCGGAGCCTTCGTCACCGGGTCATAGTCGAAGCGGGGGGCGTTTTCTGCAACTTCCTCAATCAACCCAAACTCATTCGTTCTCCACGCCTTTGACTCACGGGTGAAGGTCACGCGAGGGTCGAGGACATCCGAGCCAGTACCCAGATTCAGCGCGAACGAGGGCACCAGCGCCGCTGAACCCAGCCCGTTGCCGCCAATCCCAATCCCTAACCCAATCTGCATCACTCAACCCCAATCGGTTGCACCGCCGCGCGAATCAACTCCGCGACGGATTCAATCTCGACACGCATCTGATCCAACTGCGACTGCAAGACGGCCTGCTGCTGCTCCTGCCGGCCTTTCAGTTCTTGCAAGGTGATCTTCGTATCGCTGTCGATCTGCGCCTTCTCCAGACTTGCCGAAACCTCCATCTCGCGCTGCATCCCGGCCAGGTTCTGCGTGGCCTTCGCTACCTGTGCATCAATCTCGGCCTTCATCCTGCGGGACTGCTCCTGCTGCACCTGCATCCCGGCCTGTCTTAGTTGGTCATCCATCTGCTGCAACTGGCCTTGCGCCTCTTGCAACTGCTCCTGCAACTGCATCCCGGCCTGTTCCATCGCCTGAATCTGCTGCTGCATCTGCTGGCCCTGCTGCATCAACTGTTGCGTCGGGTCTTGGTCCTCGTCCTGCTCCAAACCCTTGATCTCAGGCGGCAGCATGGCTTTCAGGCGCTGGCTGATCTTCTCGGCCTCCGGCCAGTCCTGCATCCGCACCCACACATCCCCGAGGATCGGCAGCAACTGGGGAGCCGCCTGCATGAGTTGGGTCAACTGTTCGGCCGACTCCTGGCGCAGGCTTGTGTAGCTGGGTCCGGCTTTCACCCGCACGTCGTACTTGCCGACGGTCGGATTGATCGCCACCACCTTCTTGCCTTGCTTCTGGACCGCCTGACCCATGCTCGGGTCGATCTGCACCATCTCCTGCTTGCCGTCTTCCCCAACGATCCTTGCCTGCCGCGGCGTGTCGTAAATCCTCGGGATCATGTCCACGATGATTCGACCCAACTGCTCAATCGAACGGCTCAGGTTGTCGATGTAGTGAAAGTTCGCCGTGTCGCCTTCGCGTTGTCTTGCCAGAATCGCCCGACCCGAGTTGGCGTTGTCCTGCTGGCCCAGGTTGGCCTTGAACATCCCGATCGCCGCTTCCATGTCCTGACTCGCCATCTGCGAGCCTTGCGCGAAGGCGACCGGGAACGCCGGCGGAGACTGCCGGCTTGGCATCGGCAGCGGCCGACCCTGCTCGTCAAAAGCGTTGTGCGGCAGGTACGATGGGTTCCCGCGATTCGCCGCCTGCCAGTCCTCCTCCCAGCCTTCAATCGCTTCAGCCGACGCGATGAACGGTGCCTTCGGTTGGAGAGCGACCGCTTCGATGTACGCAGAACGCTCGTAGTTGTAGGCGCGCTGCGAGTCCATCAGCCGGCGGGTCATGCCGCAGATATAACGCTTGTCGTCGATCCAGACTTCGTAGCCGTAGACCGGAATCAACGGGACGTAGACCGAGGGAAAGTCCGTCTCCTCCAGAACCTCGCACCCGCTGAACTTGCGCCACTTCTGCGTCCGAATGGGAGCCATGAAGGTTTCAACCACCGGCAACTGAAAGCCCAGGCGTTGGTTGAGCGCCCAATACTCGTCCTCGCCCAGCGTCATGCGCTGGCCTTCAAGTTCAACGGTGATCCGGTTCTCTTTCTTCTCGGATACGACGAACTCCTCGCAAATCCGCACCGCGTCCTGCATGAACCAGCCGTCCGAGTCCCAGCTCTCCTGCTTGGCCTTCGGATACAGCCGCTCGAACGCCCGCTTGCTCAGCACCGTCTCGACGTAGCCGTACATCGCGTCCATGCCGTCCGGCTCGGTCGAGTTGGGGTCGAGCACCGCCGAGAAGACATCGTGAACCCGCTGGATGCGGATTTCCTGCTCGTTCTTCTCGGGGCGCACGACTTCGGGGAGTACACGAATCCAGCCGACGCCACAGCGCGCAGCGTTCTCAATCGCCGCGTCGTAGGCAATCCCCGCGCGACTGGTGTACTCGATATGCCGGATGATGCCGTTGAGCTTTTCAGCCACCGCCACGTCCGCGTCCTCGTCCACCGGCAGGCAGTGGATCGCCGGCTTGTTCATGCGCGCGTCGTTCACCACTTGCGAAATGAACTGATTGCTGCGGTCGAACGTCAGGCACGGCCGGCCTTGGCGAATCTTGAGCGCGTCTTCAGCCCACTGGCGCGGATCGGCAGGGTTCGAGAACAGCAAGTCCTCTCTCATGCGCGTGTGCTGCTCGAGAACCTGGTCTTTGGCTTCCTTCCAGCGTTCTTTCGCTTGTTGCAGTACCTTCTCGCTCATGCGGCCATCCAGTTGATGTCTGCGTGTTCACGCCGGGGCTTGCTGACCTTCTTCGGGCCAGCCACCACGCCGGGGAATAGTTCGGTAATCGCCCAGATCAAGGCGTCCGCCCGGTTTGGACTCCGCTCACCCGTGTATCCCACCGTCGAGAACGCCGCTAGTTCGTCTTCCAGTTCGGGGAAGTAGCCGACGTGCCTGACCTTTCCTTGCTCGTACAGGGCGCTAATCGGCTCGGCCCTGACAACCTTGCCGCGAGTGGCAGAAACCGCTTTGTAGGGCGCTCTACGCTGCCCCTGCTCGCGTCTGGCGGTCTGGATGGTGGCCTCCACCATTGCGCCGCCGTAGTTGATCTCGCCCACGATCACGTCCGCTGCATGACGCTCGTAGGCACTCACCGCCACCGCACCCCAGGTTGCCGGACCCGCCTTCACCGTCGCGTCCTCCAGCAGATAGGCGTTGCCGTCCGTTCCCAACCCAGCCACCGCTATGCCGATGGCGTCGTTGTCGGCGTTGTCCACGTCGCCCGAACCGCTCGGATCAACCGCCACCACGATTCGCACCATGTCGGGCAACCTGCCGTCCAGCACCCGCCACTTGTCCACGTCCTCCTCGGCAAAGAGCTGATTCGGCGTGGCGTCCGCGAACTCACCGCGATAGAACCGCTTCTGGAGCCTTGCGCTCATGCTCTCAAGCGAGCGCAGGTACTCGGGCGAGAGGTTCGCCAGGTTGTCCACCGGGTTCATCTGGAAACTGGCGTAGTCGCCCGGGTTCGCCAGCGGCAGACGCGTTTCAGGGTCTTGCTTGAGGATGAAGCGCCGATATGTCCAGTGCGACTTGTTCGGCGGGTTGCAGTCGTAGTAGGCCCGCGTCTTGAGCACCCCATCGGGTTGGTTCAGCACCTTCGTCTTCGCCAACTGCGCGAGACGGGTCAGTGCGGTGTCCACCGAACCCTGCGGAATCTGGCTGCACTCGTTGAAGTACAGCGTGGCGAACTCCTGTCCAAGCACCTTCTCGGTGCGCTCCTTGTCGTCCAGTCCTGCGAACCAGACCTGGCTCTTGTTGGGGAACTCGGCGTAGAGGTCGGTCTTGTTCAACTCGAACCCGACGCCGGGAAAGCAGACGCGCATCACCTTCGGGAAGGTGTCCATGACGATGGACGCCTTGATGTGATTCAGGCGAAAGCGAAAGACGGCGTGCCTGCTCTCGGGGGCCATGAGCGCCCGCCAGACCACGTTGCGAACCAGCAGGAAGGTCTTGCCGCTCCTGCTGCCGCCGAAAAACATGACGTGCGCCGCGTCACCGGCACAGACGACTTGCGCTTCGAGTTGCTTGGCGGTGAAGACCTCTGCCGGCTTGGGGATCACAACTTCAGGTCTAGCGGCGTGGCGGCAATCGTCACCCCGCCAGAGAGTTCCACGTCGCGCTTGTCGCTCCAACCCATGTTCTTGAGCGCGAAAATAGCGCCGGTTGGGTTGTTCGCCCAGAGTCGGCCTTCATAAGCGGCCTCGACTCTTGCCCGTGCTTTTTTTACTACGTCAATAAACTCGGGGCGGTTTTCGTACAGTGATAGTGATTGGCGACTTGAAAGACCGACCGCAAGCGCAAGCCCGGTAATGGTTGTTGGCTTTTCGTTTGCCTCGCAATCCGCGAAGAAGGCTTCGGCCAATTGGGCGAACTCCTCCGGCGTCTTGATTGAGAGCGGCCTGCCGACCTCGCTTGTTTCTTCCACGGTGAACATTTCGATTACCCATTCGGGTGGCACATGGCGAACCGCGCCAAGTCGGTAAATAAAAAAGCCCCGCAACGTAGCGAGGCAATCCAGCCAGGGGAGACAATCGGCTGTGAATAAGTCCCGGTGTCGGCCGGGAGTTGGCGGTCGCGCGCGAATGCGCTTGAGCCGTCCTGGGGTAAGACGCGGCTATGCCACGCTACTCAAAAGTACCACGTTATATGGCAATAGTGTCACGCTTATTTTGACACGTATTCGGTGACACTCAATCTTCAATCTCTGCCGTCCGATACCACTCTGCGAATCCTTTGCTGTCCTCTGCCTTGAGTCTTGTGGCCGTGCTGTATATCGCCTGTCTTGCGGGTGGCAGTAGGCGATAGACGTGCTGGCGGGATATGCCGAGGTTCTGTGCCAGTCGCTTTACCGGGTCGCGCTTGCCGTGGCGGCGTTTGTAGTGATATGCAACGATTAGCGGCCCATGCTCCGCGCTCCCTGCGACGGCGATGTGTAGGTACGGCATTAAGGCGTCATTGGCGGCGTCCGGCCTGTCCCGGCCGCGCGGCCCCAGGATGGCGCTGAATATCGACTGCACGTTGGGGCTTGGGGCGTAGAGTCGCCTGTTGCGCTCCCATGTCGCCCATTCGTCGAACACCGCCGCCAGGTCGCCGTCCGTCATGCTGTGGCCCTCTTGCGTGTTTTGGACTCTTTGTAATAGCGCGCTCGTGCTGCCCGCAATTGCGCGTCGTCCTGCTCGCGTCGTTTTGCAAAAGCCACTGGATCGAAAAATGGCAATTGCTTTTCGCGCTCGAGGTAGCCGCCGTCCTCGAGCATTTCGAGGATGAATTGAGGCCGAATCCGCAACAGACGCGCGTAAGTGTCCATGCCGCGGCCCCGTAGGAATTGGATGGCCTTATGGCGGATCGTGGCGTTGTTCGTGGTGTTGGGGTTGGACTTGCGTGGCGTCTGCGGGGATGCGGCGTCAATCGCGGCGCTGCAGATGACAGCGACGAGCAGCTTGCACTCTGGGATCGGCCCCTGCGCGTGGGACAAGATCATTCGGCTGATCGTCTGGATGGACGTTTTCATTCAATGTGCTCGGTCGTAGTAGGTGACAATCGCCCGCCCGGCCGCGTCGGCGGCGGCGAGCTCGGTTTTTGCTGCGCCCATTTCAATTTCGTCGTCCGGCCGGTGCCAGGACCAGTGCCACTCTCTGCCAACCCTGACAATCGACAGCAGGCCGGCTATGTGGTCGTCGTACATGACAACGGCGTCCTCGACGGTCACAGCGCGCACTCAATCGGTTCGATGACGATTTCCGCCCTCGGGTTGGCCTTGTCTATCGCGTGGTAGACGTGGCGTTCGCGCACTTGCCTGTCGTTGCGATACACCCCCGCTTGAATCAGCACCCGCTCCGCGCCCTTGCCCGTGTAGCGGTCTTGCAGCACGTCGAGAATCAGGCTTTCGTCCAGGTCAGGCCGTTGCGTGGCGTAGTAGACGCGGATCGTCGCCCTCACCGGCCCGTCTAACCGTTGCCGCGCAGCAGGGGGGATTTGCCTGAGTGCGTCGCGCTCGTAGGCCAGCGCCTTGGACGACTTGATGAGCGCCGGCCGGCTGCCGAAGGAAACCAACTTGCGCTGGTTCGCTTTTGACGCTGGTTCGCCTAGGATCGTCAGCGCGATCATTCTGCGAGTCCAGCCACCGCAACCAACCGCACGGCTTTGCGCGCCTCGTGCGCTTGCAGGTACGGCTCCTGTCCTTCGGCTACCACGTCACCGTGCCTGTCGAGAATCCGCCAGTGCCAGTAGCCGTGCTTGCGGACGACTTCTTCGCGCAGGGGGAAGGCTCCACGACTCTCGCGCAGCAGGACGTAGATCGTGCCGGCGCTCATGCCGGCGAAGGACGCGAAGCCGAGAATCGCCAGCGTCAGGCTCATGGCGCTATCTCCCAGTCTTCGCAGACGTGCGTGGCCTCGTGGCCCGCGCCGGTGATTTGGCACTTGTAGACCCTGAAACCGTGCTGGCAGTAGCCGGTTTTTTCGGCCCACCCGCAGGTGGCGCAGCGCGGTAGGCCGCCCTCAACTCGTCCAAAAGCGTCTGGCTGATTCGCGTCGCGTAGTTCGCGTGCTGGAGCATCCAGAACGCTAGCAACGGCGTCCGCATCCAGATTCGCATCAGCCGATCCGAGCAGCACTGATCCGCGCCGTATTTCCATGCTGGCCTCCCGCATTCACAGGTTGGTTTCATTCAGAATCCGAAATGCTGTCGCCGCCACGATTGGAACCTGCCCGTTGCCTGCGGCCCTAAATCTGTCCACCCGAGCGGCCACCCCATCAACCACTCCTGGTTCGCTGGGGTTGGCCTGCCAAATACCAACCGAAAATTCCGCGCGGCGGGCCACTTCTGCATTGAGTCCGCCGAGTAATTCGCCTTTGTCGTCGGCGTATGCAAGAAGCCAATACCGCCGCCGAACGTGGTCAGCACCCATGTCTGACGCGGATAATGGAACGGCGCGGGCCGTGTATCCCAACGCCTCAAGGTCGTCTGCGGCCCGATTGATTGCTGTTCTGCTGACGTTCTCGGCAAAGACGTACCTGGGAGCGACATCTGCCACGATCCGCCGCATTTCCGGCCAGAGATCGTCCGCCACACGTCGGCCTCGAGATGCGCTGCTGTACGCTTGGCACGGAAATCCGCCCGATACGACATCAACAATTCCTCGCCACGGGTGTCCGTCAAAGGTGCGAACGTCATCCCAAATCGGGAAAGGCGGGAGAAGGCCGTCATTCTGTCGGGCGATAAGTACGCCGACGGGGTAGGGTTCGCACTCGACGGCGCAGACGGTTCGCCATCCGAGGAGATGTCCACCGAGGATGCCGCCACCAGCGCCCGCGAAAAGTGCCAACTCATTCACGCCACCAACCTTTCAATCGTCACCGCCAACGCGTCCAGCTCGTCCACCTTGCGTATCGCCCAGGCCCGCTTCTGCCCGTGCCAACCTAGAACCCCGTTCTGGTGGCAGTCCTTGCA